AAAAAAAAGAAGATAGAAAGCTTGTTTCTATCTTCTTTAGTTTTATTACATATCGTCTAAGCTTGCACGTTTGAATCCACCACTAGATTCAGACCCACCATAATTAGGATTACCAGACATACCAGTGCTCACACCAAGTTTGTCAGAAATTGCTTCAATATTAGCTAGCATAGAGCTATTTACATATTGAGCTGTTTCATGAACTGCGTAAGCTTGAGCATTAGTCATAGATTTAGCATATTCTTCTAAAACTACCGCTAAATCTTCTAAGTCCATATTTTTATAAGATTCGAAGTCTTTATCACCATCGAATTTTTCCACATCAAAGTTATGAACTGCAAAGTGGAAATCAGTACGGCAAATGAATAAGATTTCTTCTTCTACTGCAGAAAGATCTTTATTCAATTTACGAATACATACAACAGGTTGAGTTAAACCAAATTCAGAACCATCAGAGATTGTAATGAATGTTTGTGCACCTGTAGTAATACCAGTGGATTGAATTTCACCAGCCATAAACTTACGAATTTCTTTAGCTAAGATATTAGCTTTAGTATGTTTTAAATAGGCACTAACTTCGTGCTCACGATCTGGCATTGGGTAATCTTGACCACTGACTACTTTAAGTGGAGCAATAGATAACTTGAGTGTGCCTTGCCAGAAAGAGAAGCTCATAGAAGAACCACCATATTGACCAACATCTTTAGAGTTAGTCATACGGTAATTAGAGTAAACATTGATTGTTTTCTTCCCACTATTGGAAGAATTTCGATTAAATACGCTTTGTCCAAGAGCCATTTGTTTATCCTCCTAAATATAAGAATATAATTATCAATATGTATTGATAATAGTATTTTATTACATCCCAACGTGTTATTCTAGGATTGTAAAAGTATACTAATATGATAATATATTATTATTGTGAATATATGATGAGATTTATTTATGATATTAATTTAAGGAGGAAAATCATGAAATTAGTAAATAGTGTAGCAGTACCAACAACAAAATTAGAAAAATTAGCTTTGAAAAATTTAAAATATGACTGTATTGAAAAAGATACAGTTATGCCATTATTTATGCCACTTGCGGATGAAAACATCTGCAATGGTACACATAGCTGGCTAGATGAGCTATGTGCAATTTATAATAGATCAGATAACCGATCCGCAACTATCATTAATTGGGAAGATCGCGGAGACGGTGTAGCTGTTGCCGAAACACAATATCCCGATGGCACTGTTCAATACGAAGATATCACTATCCCATCTAATTTAAATGCACTAGTGGCTTATTACAGAGGTATCGGGAGATATCGCAAAGCTGTAATGATTGAGAAAAAATATAAAAAGTTTATGTAGAAAGGTTTAATATGAAATATGTAGTCTACGCGAGCAATGGAGCTAAGCTTCAGTGTAAATCGATGGCAGAAGCTATCAATAAATTAGAGAAAGGCAACTATCAAGCTGCCAACATATTTAAAGTTAATGATGACGGTACTCAAGAAAGAGTATATGAGTACCGAAAATAAAAAAGATCCCCATGGAGTTGAACTCCATGGGGAACTTATATTATTTTTTTTTCTTAGGATTTAAATCTGGATAGTTGATATAAATTCTATTATAGTCAAAACGTAAAGTTTCTTTACGTGCTAATTCTTCACGAAGCTTTTCATACTTACTGTAAAGAATAGAGTATTTAGAACGTAGTTTATCATCAAGATCATCTTCTGATAATACACCATCGATGATAGATAAACGAGTATTGATAGAATGAAGCATAAGCAATGCATCATTCTCATCTTCTACGTTGCGTAAACGTAGTTGGTATTCATAGAGATCATTTTCATAATCTCTGACTGCACTATATCTGAAGGATTTCGATGTGTCCCTATATTTCTTCATAGCCCAGTCAATAGGACCTGCTTCTAGTAAAGAGTTGTCATCGATACGACTCAAAGCAGTAATTACACGTTCAATTTCACGTTTTACCAATCTAATAGAAGTATACTCTAAAGATTTACGTAATCCCTTGATTGTAATAATGCGATTAGATAGTACATCATTATATACAGATAAGCACCATGCAATAATAGTAGATGTATCTTTCTTACCGCCAGTTAGATAATTAATATATCCATAATCTTTAAGCTTCTTAATAGAAGTTTCAAGATCCATGCCAAATCCACAACTAATGAGGAAATCATCAGCAAGTAACGTACTATGATCTTTGAACATCACTGAAGTTATCTTCCAAATAAGATCTTTAAAGCCAAATGTCAATAATACTGCATAGTTAATAGTGCTAGCTCTACGGATAGTACTATTAGTTTTATCTAAGTATACATCAATTTCAGCTCTAGCAATATCTATAGCAGAAGATGAATTTACTAATGCTCCTACATCATGTAGGATTAAAGCTAAGATTTCTCTATTAGATAAGTTGAGGACTGGATCAAACAACTTAGAATCTAATTCTAAATAATACTTAGTAATTTTAGATTTGTCTTGATGATCAGTATCGTATGCAAATGGATCACTTAAGATTATATCATAAATATCATTATCTTTAATGATAGGCATTACACAGATACCAAAGAAAGCTTTATCTGTATTACGAGTATACAATGCCACGTTACAAGACGAACCAGTGAAAAACATATTTAACTCATGAGCTAATTGTCTTAATAGTTCTGGGTCTTGGTTAGTGCGGAGTTGTTCAATAATAGATATACAATCATGAAAATCATAATTGTTCATATCTAATCCCCTTTCCTTTAAAGTCAAGGAAATGCCTAGGGTCTATAATGACCCTAGGCGTTTATTTCCTAGATTAGATTAAGGTTTTACATATTCAACTTTTTCTGGAGCTGTAATGTCTTTCTTAGCGTCGTTTACTTTAGTGTAAGCAGAAGCATTTGGATAGCCACCAGCTGTACCAGCAGAAGTCATAGTATCAGGAATGTAAGTAGTGTAATCGTTCATGAGGTTACGTCCGATAGGATCAGTATTTTCATAACGAGTACGCAAACCAGTAGGGTTAATGATTTTTACACGACCTTGAACTGGTTGATAGCTTACCAATTTGAAGCGTTCGAACGCATGAACTGCTGGCAATGCATAGTTTTGTGCGTTACGAATTTCATTGGATAAGTACAATTGATAATCGTAAATGCAATAGATTACACGATCGCTATTACGAGGGTTTAACAAGATGATCAAGTTTTGGTTGTTACGAAGTTTATCAGATGCAACGAAGTTGTAAACACGTTTGTCGCTAGTTACAACTGTACGGTTGAAGTCTAATTCAACAGGACCAATGGAACTTGGAGCTTGGTAAGTGTAAGTGGTAGGAGTGATCTTACGGATCAAAGCAGGGTTACCAATTACAGAGATAGTAATGTTAGGGTCATTCAATACTTGGATCATTGTTTGAGCGTAGTTGTCCAAAGCATCCATGAATGTTTTGTGACGGTATTCTACTTGATCCAATGCATAGCCTTCTGGTGGAGCGAAGTCAAATACTTCGGCAATTTTGTTAGCCATAGGCATAGTTTTGAAGTCATTATCCAATTCTTTATGGATTTTGTCGTCTTTCCATGTACCTAAAGCTGTTTTGAACAAGGAAAGGATATTAGTCAATTGATCTTCATTATAAAGAGCTTGAATATCTTTTACTTCTTCAGGGCTGATTGGTGTATTGATTGGGAATGCATCAGGAATTTCCACGATGTTTGTTTGAGAATCCCAACGTACAGAGCAAGTATTAAGCATTGCAGAGGAAGTATCACGACGTACAGACAATACAACTTTAGTTACAGCTGGATCAGAGCAGTAAAGCATGAATTTATTGTCTTTCATGAAACCAGATAAAATGCCTTCCAAAGTTTTAGGAGTTCCTGCAGTTGCTTCGTAAGTAACGGAGAAACGAGTCATCATTTGACGATCGATTTCACCATAGCTTGGCTCGAAGCGACATTCTTGAATAGGAAGAGCTACTTCAATTGCAGTACCAGCAGTGATTTCAGTTTGTTCAACTGGTTTCAATTGATGAGTTGCTGTATCTTCTTTCATCATACCAGCTTTAGGAATAGCAGATACAATTACATGAGTTACTGCGGATTCGATAGAGAAGTTATCAATGTTTGGCACAAGACCAGAAGCACCGAAAACAGCTTTACGAATTTCAGTTTGTTTGGAGTCATCACCAGGGTTCAATGGCAAACCAACTACTACGTTTTTAGTAGGAGCTGCAGATTGGATCGCATCAAACATTTCATTTTGTTGAGTGAACATGTCGATTTCGCGACCTTCTGGAGTAACCAACTTACGAATTTTCATTGTAAGTGTGAACTTAGGAGTCTTAGCAACTGCTTTGTTGATAGCGCCTTTATCGAAGACGTTGTTCATCAACAAGTTTTTGTGCAATGGGAATACAAGACCCATAACTGGATTGTATGCAGACAAAGCGGAAGATTCTAAGAACGCATTGCGGTCATTGTCGAATTGAGCTTCCATCATTGCCATATGGTCAGCATAACCATCTGGATTACCTAATGCTGTATATTCTTCAGCATCAGCGGAATTTTCAGTAAAGAAATTTTTAACAGTTTCAACACAAGTTGGATCCATCATAATACGACGCATGTCTGTAAAGAATTCGGAACCAGATTCGTGCTGAATATCTTCAGCCATTTCACGAATAGCTGTAGCGTATTGGCGAGTAGCAGGAGTCACATAACCACGACCCATAACTACGTCAGCGCGAGATTCACCTACAACTGGCATAATCATTTTCTCCTTTCGGGATGTACAATTTATTTTTATTATATTAGGTATCTATAGGGACACCAAAATATTTACTATATTGTTATATCGCATAATTCTATACCATTTACTTTTTAACAGGTTCTTCTGGTGCTATAGACTCAATTAGAACTACAATTCGATCTAAACACCAAAGTGCATAGTAAAAGTCAGATTTATTTTCGATATATGTCTTAGTATGATAAGTTTTAGTGATATAATGTAAAGTCATATCTGCAAGTTTATCTAAAGCATTAGATACTCTGGTAATGATTTGCATATTATCGTTATTCTTCTTAATATACTCGACCTTTTGTTTAAAAGATTTAATTAGATTATAGAGTTCAGCAAACTTATCCTTCAATTCTTTATTTCGGATAGCTTTCTGCTCTTCTGTTAAATCATCATAAATCTCATTTTCTAATCCTTGTAATGGATCAGAAGAATTACCGGCATCTCCGTCAGTAGAATCGGATGAGTCTCCATCTCCACTGTCTAAAGAATCAGTATCATCACCGCCATCAGATCCATCATCCGATAAGTCATCAGGTTCCATATCACCAGAATCATCTCCAGATTCTAAATCGTCAGGTTCACTATCATCAGATAGATCATCTGGCTCATCAGTAGAATCAGCATCATCCGGTTCGTTATTATCAGCTTCACCTTCATCTGATAAATCATCAGGTTCATCTACATCATCAGTGCTATCACCATTAGATGTATCATCGTTATCGATATCATCTGAAGGAGCACCATCTTCTAAATCATCTGGTTCATCTCCAGACTCTAAGTCATCAGGTGTACCATCATCATTATCATCTAAAGGAATATCTCCATCCTCGTCAGGTTCGCCATCGGATAAATCTTCAGGCTCATCATCACCATTAGGATCATCTTCCCCTAGATCTTCTGGTTCATTATCATCATCAATTCCATCATCATTTGCATCTGGATCACCATCAGTTAAATCTTCTGGTTGATCATCAGGATCTACATCGGAATCTAATGGATTATCAACGACAACTGGAGGAGGAGTTTCCTCCTCTTCCTTTTTGTCGTCTTTTTTCTTTTTTTTATCTTTATCATCATCTGCTTCAGTAAACACAGCAGATGTTAAAAGAGAATCTACATATTCAGAAAAATTCATCTATATTATCTCCTTATTAGTCATCATCGCGGTTACTATTACCAGAGACGTGTTCGCCATGTTTGAAAGTCATATTATAAGCAAGTCTAGCTCTTTGGCCTTCAAGGCGTTTCTTAATCTTTAACAACTCACGTTGTTTTTCTAATTGATTATCATCTTCAGCTTTCTTAAGATATCTCTTAGTCATTTCTAATTCAATATCAATTTCTTCAAGAACTTTTCTACGTTCCTTAGATTGAGCTTTCATAGACATGCCTAGATAGCCTAAGATAACAACAACAGATAATGCAGGATTAATTAACGCCGCAATACCACTAGTGATAGCCAATTTAACAATACGACTAGCCTTAGGAAGAATATTACCAGCAATAACTGCTTCTCTGTTTTCAGATTCAAATTCTTTATTATCAATAATACGTTTTAATTGATCCATTTGAGCGTCAAATTGACGGCTAATATTGACAACGCTGTCATCTAATTCACCAATCTTAGATTTGATCTTTTGAGATGCAACTTTAATAGTATTAATGATATCCATTTCATTTACCACTGTAGGATATTTAGCAAAGTCATAAATGCAGTTACTATATCCTTCTAGCACTTTAAGATGAGCAATAGCTTCATCTATATTAGCACTATTATGATCAATAATAGAGCAATCTTCTACATTATCGTTATATTGTCGTAATGCTTCAGCTTTATCTTTTAGATTATCAATTCGCACATAATCATCTGCAGTTTTATGCTTAATTGCACGGCAATCTCTTAAATGACGTTTAAATACAGCAGACAATTCTTCTGGATCTAAAAGAGAAGGATTGTGTTTAGCTATATTAGCAATATTTACGATAGTTTGAGTATCATATCTGTCAATAGAATCTTCTACGCATTCAATTAAGTTGCGTTTATAGATATTTTCCATTGCAGAATTCATGATATCTAATTTCTCAGATAATGCATCTACATTAATTTCTTTATCTTTTGTAGTATCAGTACTAATGGATTCTACAGTAGAGATAAAGTCATCAAATTTAGCTGCTAAAGCTTCATCATTATCCATATTTAGATCTTCTTTATATTTAGCATATAGAGAAGCAATTAAGATAAGTTTATCTAACTTATCTTTACTTTTTTCTTCTAATACTTTATTATTAAAGTCTACTAGAATATTAGCATATTCAGTTAGATCTGCATTAATAGATTTTAGAGTAAGAATGATATTTTCAATAGAGTCAATATACACATCTAATCCTAAATCAGTGTAAATATTCTTTAATAGTAATTTAAAGCAATCAAGACCCTTATCGAATTTAAATTGAGCAATATAAAGATCTACTTTTTTACTACCTAGATCAATAACTTCTTTAGGATCAGCTTCAATGATTGTACTTTTTACAATCTTACCAATATCACTATTGGAAAGAGGATTATATTTAGATAACTCTTCTAGGGTGCTTTCAAGTACAGCAGTAAATGCAGTTGGATCGCTAGAATTGATTAAGAAGTAATCTTTCATAGCTTCAACTACAGAGGCAATTTCATATTTACAACCATTCTTAGTTAATACGTAAAGATATTCTTCAGTTGCAATCTTGAACTTTTGGATATCTCTCATATTGTAAGTATCGATTAGTTTTGCAACTTTAATTGCATTAACTTTAGCATCATCTGCAGTTAATACATTTTCAAGTACAATTTTATCTAAATCGAAACGCTTACTGATCTTTTCATAATTGAAAATGATGCGGTCATAAGTAGCAACTTCACATGCTAATTCGAGAGCCATATTTAAAGTTTCCATTTGAGCAGTTGCTGCTTGATCTTCAGATGAGGCATTAGTACCTAAAGCGTCTTTAACTCCATTAGCTGCTTTATCAGTTAAGTCTTTAATCTTTTCGGATGCATCACTTATCTTCTTATTGATTTTATTTTTAAGACGGCCTTTATGTAGTGCCATCTTTCTTTGAAGATATGCTTTGAATTGAGATGCGTCTCTTACTTTAGTAATAGACTCTAATACTTTTTGTCGTTCACGATTGACCTCAGCAGGTGGCACATGGTTGTACAACTCAACTAGGAGATCCAACGATTTCATTATTGCCATATCATGATTAGAGTCCACTTCAAGAATATTTTTAAAAAGCATATCTGCTTTATTCATATCATGAGTTTCATAAACCATATCATACAGTCTGGCAAACGAGCCATTAGACTTGTATGACGCATTCAACTCATGTTGCCGTTTACGTATATTCGTTAGCATTGTATTTAAATCTCCTTTTCACCTATTTATGGTCAGTTATTATTATAAAGTTCCAGTATTATATTGAATACTTTAAATAAATAAACCCAGATATAACTTATCCTGTCAACATAAATAATAATAAATATTTAGAGATTAAATGGAGGTCTATAATGGAAAAGTGCATCCCATTTATTATACATGAAGCTCCAATGACCGTTGGAGAAACAAAGATTGTTGAAAATATCAACAATAAACCTATTGCACAAGGTATCCTTCAAGATACTGATACAGTAAACCGTAATCGCCGCTCTTATGCTACTAATGATATGAAAGCTCAAATTGCATGTGAACGTACAAAAGAATTACTTAGAAGCGGTAATATGAAGGGTGAAGATGGTCACCCAATGGAATCCAGTGTACAACGTCAATCTACAATCGATCCACGTTTAGTATGTGTTAAATACTTAGATATCTGGATGGAAGGCACTGATGTATTAGCTAAATTTACTGGTACAAATACAGAATATGGCCGTAACTTTAATGAAGATCTCCTAGATGGCGAACTTCCAAGTTTTAGTCTTCGTGCTCTTGGTAATCTTGAGTCTATGAGTGGCAAATCCTATGTAAGAAACTTAAAAGTTATTACTTGGGACCGTGTAATTTATCCATCTCATAAACGTGCATATACTACTAAACTTCTTAATGAATCTGCTGGCGATCTAGCTAATACAAATGAAGTTGTAGTTAAAGAATCTTATGCTGGCCGTATTATTCCTATCAATAACCCTGCAGTTATTAGTTATATCCAATCTGAATCTGCAAATGTAGATATGATTTCCGATGTAATGGAATTTGGTAAACGTAATATGCAAGTTCTTGAAAATGGTAATGTACAATTATTTGATGAATCTGGTGCTTCCTTGATTATGTCTCCTGAAAAATATATCAAAGATGAAATCATGGAATGGGCTAAGAAACAATATTAATCAAAAAAAAATAAATACAACCCAAGGAGTTAAACTCCTTGGGTGATTTTTATTTCTAAAGTATTCTTTAGATTTTCATCTTCTGTAGATTTCAATTCAATATTAAAGTTCTTATTGATAAATAAGAATTCACAAATATCATTCAATGCTTGAGAATTGATATATTGTCGATCTTTAGCCACCATAATTCTATGATTATTTCCTAGCTTATCTGTGAAGTCTAAGAATACATCTCCTTTAACATATAGCTTAAAAGATGGGCCAATAATAGATTCTAATTTAACCATAGCTACAAGCTCTGGATATTTTTGGAAATAGATTATATTCTTTAGAGCTTCATATCTTGGTTCATACATTTCTTTAAATACTGGTAATCCAACACTTTGGATGAATCCAATATTATCTAAAATATATTCACAAGATTTCTTAACACATTGCTCTTCAATACTTTGTCTATACTCTATATTGTATTTGATGTGTTTTAGATCTATAAGCTGATCTACATGAGTCAACTCATGAATAATAATTTCCATAGCAAGATTTCTGATTGCATCAGTTGTATGATATGGGTGAGTTGTAACTGTGTCATAGAATGCATCTAAACTCACATAGATATATCCGTATGGAGAAGTCCGAGCTATATTAGTCATCTTCTCTAAATATCCAGAAACAAAAATCAATTTTGTATATGGATCAATATGATTAACTTTACCATTGAAAGTATCATATGTAAATTGCATTGTTTGTTGTCCCAATTCAATTATGTCAAACTTATTCATTTATACAGGCCTCCTTCAACATTATATTATATCATTAAAATGTGCTTTTTAAAAAGGAGCTATGACAATATATGTATAATAGAATGACAGATGTCGTAAATAAAATAGAAAGACGTTTAGGTACAGCTCCTTTGAACTTACCTGAACAATTACAGAAGAAAAACTGGGCTGATTCAGTTATTAAACCTGATACATTGACTACATTTAGTCGATTCTTTCCTCATATGGTTAAAATCCAATTAACTAAAGAAGATATGAAAGATGGATACTATCTATTAGACCGTCACATTCCAGATAATTATGAAATCCTTGGAGTTAAGGATATTCTTTGGAGTGATATTGATAATGAACGTGCTGGTCTCCAACAATATTCTGGTTATGGTATCTATAATGTATTAGCTAGATCAATGAATGGTGATAGCATGATGCTAGCTCAAAGCTATGCTGATGTATCTTCATTATTCAATAGTGGTATTTACTTAGATTTTATTCCTCCTAATATGGTAAAATTACAAATGGCTTTATGTGGTAATACTAATAATCTAATGCAGAATGTAACTATTGGCGTATTTGTAAAACACCCTGATAATCTTATGACTATCGAACCAACCAAGATGGAAACATTCGAACAGTTAGCTCAAGCCGATGTTGCAGTATTCTTATACGAACACCTAAAACACT